CAGGCTTGATGAAACGTATTGCAGATGCAATCCAAGCCAACGCCGACGAACTCAAAAAGAACTCCACTGAGATTGTCAGCGGCGGATATGATGCTGCCAAAGCTGTCAGCGATCTAAAGAACAAGTTTCCTATGAGTTATAACAGTGGCGAAGAGGAAAAGAAAGATGAACCCCAAGAAGACCCAGGAACATTTATTGTTACATTACGAAGTACCGGCAAGCAGGCTCGCATACAGGCAACTGATGAACAGGATGCATTAAGACAAATAGTTGCAAGGCATCCTAACATAGATCAAACTGATCTTGGGATTCGCAGAGAGGAATAGAAGAACACCCTACCTTAGGAACGTTAGCGTTACTTCGGGGTTGCCCGGCTGCTGGGCAGAGCGTTATGGGAGTCGTGCCCCGGAATGGCGTTCTAAGTGAGCACTTATATTCTCTAAGATGAAGATTGCGTTATTCATACATCAGCCAGTATGTGCAGTAGATTCCGCAAACGGAATAATCAAAGCACTTTCCCCCCAGCACAGTTTCAAATTATTTTCCACAGACGAGGTTGAATCTTCATTCTTTGATGATGTTGACTGCGTGTGCTTCCCAGGAGGCTTTGGTGATGCCGATAGATTTGATAGGCTGCTAAGGTGGAATCGTGATGCGGTGAAAGCGTTTGTCGACCGAGGCGGAAAGTATCTAGGTATCTGTATGGGAGCATATTGGGCAGGAGAATACTATTTTGACCTTCTACCTAATATTAGTGTAGAACAATATATTCGAAGACCCGATACCTGCACCCGTAGGCCACATCCTAAGGCCATGCCTGTGCAATGGAAAGGCAATAACGAAAGGATGTACTTCTATGACGGCTGTGCATTTGTTGGTGATAATGTAGACGTTGTGGCTCGTTATAGCAACAGTGATCCTATGGCCATTATACACAAGAACATCGGACTAATAGGATGTCATTTAGAAAGCGAACAATGGTGGTATGATAAACAATACCTCGAGCCGCATTGGCATCAAGGTATCCATCACAATCTATTACTAGACTTTGTTAATGGTCTACAATAATACTGTAAAGTTCTTTCCAATCTTTGACCACTGGATAAGCACAGGTGTGATGCATGTTATGGCCGTGTTCAATAAGCACAGACTTTAGTCCTAGTGCATATCCAACATCTGCATTAGCAGGCTTGTCTTCAATCCACCACATGCCGCTGTCTTTGTACGGAGCCAATGCTGAGTCTTTGTCTGCTCCTGTATCTAAACAGATAACGGTTTCAATTGCATTGCCAAACAGTTTACGTAGATTCATCTCACGCAGTTTCTGTGCGTTCTTATCTAGGCTTAAACTAGTGATCACGCGGAATTTATAGCCGTGTTCTTCATGCAAGCGTTTTACATAAAATGCACTGTCTCGAAGAGCAGGTAAAAATCCAACTGCTGCGGATTCGTTGAAAGTTTTAACAACCTTCTTGGCATCTTTTTCTTCTAGCTCGTTGTAGTGGTGATGTAGATAATAGCTCTTCTTGTTGTCTGCTGTTAGTGTATAACCACGTTCTTGCATCCAAACTGAGAATGCCCATTCCCAATCTAGCAGAACACCGTCTGCGTCTGTGAGTATAAGTTTATTGTTCATAACAGTATTATACTATTATTTTGGACTTTTGTCAACCGACTAAGTAAAAGATGAATATAATATTATACACCTTAGTGATGGTCCAAATCACTATAGCCTGTGTGACTCTTTACTTGCACAGAAGCCAAACACATCGAGCTGTCCAATTTCATCCTGCGGTTAACCATTTTATGCGAGCCTGGCTTTGGTTGACCACAGGTATGGTTACTCGTCAATGGGTAGCCATACACCGCAAACATCATCAACGTTCGGACCAAGAGGGTGATCCACATAGCCCACAGATCTACGGCATTTGGCGTGTGCTATTCGGGGGAGCATTGCTTTATCATTCAGCCAGCAAAGACACAGTCATGGTCGACTCCTTGAGCAAGGACTGCCCTAATGATTGGATTGAACGCAAACTTTACTCCGCACACAGTCGCTTGGGCATTCTTATCATGTTGGTCATAGACCTATTGCTGTTTGGGCCGTGGGGACTGCTTGTGTGGGGTATTCAAATGATATGGATTCCTTTCTGGGCAGCTGGTGTAGTCAACGGACTCAGTCATTGGTGGGGTTATCGCAACACCGATACCAAAGACACTAGCCGTAATTTAATACCTTGGGCTATTTGGATCGGTGGTGAAGAGCTACACAACAATCATCATGCCGATGGTGCCAATGCCAAGTTCAGCCAGAAGTGGTATGAGTTTGACCTAGGCTGGATGTATATTTCAATACTGCGGTTCTTTAAGTTAGCCACAGTTAGATAAAGAAAAAGCAGCCCGGAGGCTGCTTTTCTTTTACCACTATTGTATTGCTCTACGAGCGTAATATTATTTCTTCACGCCGCTGTTAACAAATGAATACATCTTTTCGGCGGTTTCTAGTACTTTATCTAAACCTGGAAACTCTGGCATACCTACTTTAGTAACGATTTGACCAGTCTTCTCATCGCGAGTAGCAGTCATTTCCCAACCTGCAAATTTAGATTGGAAATCATCTTGTACTAGGCTTTTTGCCATGCCCAAGATGTCTGTGCGGATTTCATATCCGTTCTTGTTGAATTTAACTTCTGGTAGTTTTGGTGCTGTAAAAGTGTCTGACATTTTAAATCTCCTGTGTGTAATGTCTGTAATTAACAACTACTTCTTTTTCGCTGTTAACAATAGTATATATGCCTTTCAGCATAAACGCAACTTATTTTCTGAACTTTTTTGTTCGTTCTTGAATAATGTTGATCACTTCGTCGTTGAGCACGACTTCGTAATGGTTGTAGTTTACTTCGATCAGTTCCATGTCGTCGTGATGCTTTTGACTCTTGATGCTGACCACGCCATCGTTGGCCACTGGTATAAACGGACTCTGTCCTCTTACCGTAACTACATTAGTCCAAGGGTGCTGTATCTTGATCTTGCTGGCCTGCTTCATAGCCCAACTGCTGGGACCAATATCACGCATCAATCTACTAAACGGCAAAAAGAACTGTGCAAAGTCTGCAACTTCAGCACCACCGTAGGGTGTGCTAAGAGTTACTGCGCCAAATACCTGCTTAGGAATAGTGTTAGCGATGTGCAACGAGTAGATACCGCCCAAACTATGTGCTATGAAAAATGCATCATCTACACCATCTAGTTGGTCGACCATATCTTTTAGATTGTTTTCAAATCCGTTTCTGCTGTCGTAGTCTATGGATATGCCATCACCAATCCGCTGGCGGATATAGTTAAAGCTCTCACTGGTAGCACTAGCACCGTGTATATAAACTGGAGTCATCGCTTACTCCCAAGGAGTGGGTGCAGGTATTTCGCAAGGACCTTCTGCTGATTCTGTACCGTAGTCTGCTGGGGTGATGATTTCTAAGTACTCCATGTCTGGGCTGTAGTCGTACAGGTAGTGTACGATACCAGGACGTTGCTGTACGCAATCTCCTGCTTCTACTAGGTGTATTTTGTCTTCATACATGAACTTGGCCCAGCCCTTTAACATATAAACGATTTGGAACTCAGCCACGTGGATATGCCAGCCTGTGCCGCCCGAGTTTTCTGGTGGCAAGTTAGCCTTAGTGATGTGAGCAAGCACACGGCCGTGTGTTGCATCTGCTACGCCAAGATCTTTGTATAGAAAAAAGTCGCGAAGACCGCCACCCTTAAACTCTACCTCGGAACCTTTGACGTGTGAAAACTTTGTAGTCATCTAGAAGACCTCCTGTGTGTATGTATTTACACCTTGCGGTGCAGTATTACTTGGCCAGCATTAACGCTTTGGCTTCGTCGATGCGCCCTATACGTGCTAATGCAGCAGCAGCTCTTGCTTGTCCAATACTTACACAAATTTCGTAGAGTGTGTTTAAAAAGTTTTTCATAGATATTGTTCCTTTTGAGAAGTGAATTGTTGGATGTAGTGTTCCAACTGTGCGGCATCGGTAATGCCTTTGTCTGCTAGATAAGCATCTAGACTTGATTGATAGCTGCTACCTGGGAACATTTCGCTCAAACGTTCTAGGATGGCCAGCATCTTGTTTGATAAGAATTTCATTGTGTTTTCCTGTGTGTTTGTGTAGACTCAGTGTTTCTACTGAGTATTTAGTCGGGCATTGTGCGATTGCACATTTTTCAGTACAATGTTATTATTGTTTAAAATGAGTTAAATACACGATAGGAAATAATTATGAAACTTCGCACTAGGTCGATTTTACAAGAGCTTAATGAGATTGCTGAAATACGCAATAAAGACGCATTGTATGAAAGTCGTGCCACTAACATCATTAATTCTGCTATCAATCTGTTAGAAAGCATCCACAAACACTATGGAGCAGAGCAAGCAGACGAGCTTGAAAGACGTTTTATAAATGCTATCAAAGGACAGGACCCATCTAAATTCTCTAGAGGAATACGTAGGATCGTTGAATCTAGGAAAAATGAAAAGAAATTGGATCAAGACAACAATGAGTAAAATATTCGAAGGCGGCAATGTTTTTAAAGGTGCTGACAAGCAGCCATTAACACAACGTATCGCCACAGGCGATGTAGAGGAAACCATTCTGTATATCGAAAAGATCACAGGATTGGACTTTACCAAAGAAAAAGATCTAGACGACAAGAAGCCTGTTAAATGGCTAGGTACTACTGGGCGTAAAGAAGATCCAGATGGTACGTTTGAAAAGAATAGTTCCGGCGACCTAGACCTTAGCATAGACGCCAACGAAGTAGACAAGAAGCAGTTTGCTGACAAGTTGAAATCTCAATTTGGTAATGAAAATATCAAACTCAGCGGAGACAATGTGCATTGGAAGGTGCCTATCAAGGGAGACCCATCCAACGGATTTGTACAAGCTGACTTCATGTTCTCTGCTAACCCCAAGTTCCAACAAGGCTCAATGATTGGAGGTAGTGGTGTGTATAGAGGCGAGCATCGTCATATACTATTAAGCAGTATCGCTAGGGCTAAGGGTATGAAATACAGCCCCAAGCATGGATTGTTGAGCCCACAAACAGATGAGCTGTTGCCCAACGGCAATGACTGGAATCAAATCGCAAAAGAACTGTTAGGCCAAACCGCCACAGTCAAAGACATTAAGTCAGTTGATGCTATTTTAAACTACATAAAGAAATTACCCAACTATCAAGAATTGGTTGCAGGTGCAAGAGAAACTCTAGGCAAGCAAGGCATAACACTTCCAGAGAATTCTCTGTCGTTTGAAAGCAACCAGACCGGAACGCCTGCCTGGTTCCGTAGAATGATGGAACAGGTAAAATGAGAGCATTTGAATTCCTAACTGAAGCTGATGCTGCTCCGGCGCCTAAGAAAGTAGGCCGTGAGTTTAATCATCTCGAGGATCTAGCGTTCACTGAAGCCAACGGTGCAGCCAAAGCTATCAAAGTACTAAAGGATCTAGCCAGTCCTGAAACCAGTATCACTATCAAGTGGGACGGTAATCCCACAGTCTACTGGGGCAGAGACGATGACGGTACATTCCGTATGGTGGGCAAGAATAACTGGGGACGTGAAGAAGGCAAGAGTTCTAGCCCAGAAGAACTAGCAGCATTTATCAATAGCAGAGGCAAAGGCGAAGAGTGGCGAGCTAAGTTTGCTTCTGATATGGCAGCATTGTGGCCAGTGTTTGAAGCGGGTACACCTAAAGACTTTCGTGGCTATGTCTACGGCGACATCTTGTTCCACCCAGGTAAGCCCTATGAAGGCTCGGACGGCACGTTGTCGTTCACTCCCAATCAAACCACATATTCAGTAAAAGCCACGAGTCCTACAGGGATTAGATTATCCAAGGCCAAGATCGCAGTAGCAGCTCACAAACTATTCAGCTACTTTGGAGACAAAGATGGAGAGGATCTCAAAGATATTAAGATGCTCAGCGGTAATCCAGAACTGGTAGTATTTGGATTGACTACTGTGAGCCATAGACCTGCTGTGGGTGCAGAAAATCTAGGCAGGATTGAAAAACTAGCCAATCACCAAGAGGCCATTAACAAGTTCCTAACTCCCACAGCTGGTATGGGCTATCTACAAAGTGAAATCTACACATTTGTCAACAGCCAGTCTAAAGCCAAGCAGTTAGATAATATCAATACCGATGCATTCTTAGCATTCCTACAAAAGACACCAGCTAAAGCAGCTAAGATAGCAGCCCACAGCGATGCCAATCCCGGAGTCATGGACAAGCTGTTTGAACTGGTCCGCGAGATTATGGCGGCCAAGGATGAAGTGATCCGTGAACTAGATCAAGCTCAGGGAGATATCACAGCCAACACAGGTGGCAAGCCTGGCGGCGAAGGCTATGTCATAGGTGGAACCAAGTTCGTGCCTAGAGATCGCTGGACTCCATTTAGAGCCGATTAATAGCCCAAACCGGCTGATTTTTCTTAACCAATATAAATACTTGCATAGGAATCAAGGTGATTCTTTATATTGCCGGTCCCGGAGCGGGATCATTGATTAAGGAGAAAATATCATGGCATCAGTAACAAGATCAAACGGCGGCACAGGCGCCCACGGTACAACAGTTAGCGTAGCACAACTAAAAGCATTTGAAATTGACGCAATCAATTCACTAGCAGCAAAAGGCGGTGTTGATTCAACTATCGAAGCAATCGTTCGTGAATTTCAACCACTAATGTATGTTTCTACAGGAACAGCAGGCAAGATTTTCATGATCGTTGACGGTCATGGTGTTGATGCAGCTTCAATGCAGATTCGTTTACGTAATTTAGGCACAGTTGATAGCATTGCATTAACAAGCGCAACAGTTACATTACGTGAATTAGATGAGTTTGACGCAACCTAATTGGTAAAATTCTCAGGGATGGGAAGACTAAGCCTACTTCGGTAGGCTTTTTTACGACTATACTTTATAATGTGTAAATAGTAGCACATTATGGAACGATTTAAAATCATCAGTTTAGTAGACATCACGAGATCTAATTGCTCTCGATCGGAAACCAATAAGATTAAAATAGGGCAACAGGCTAATTTTAATTCGTTGGTACAGGCCATCGGACTGCGTAGCAATTTAGAGTGGGACACCGATCCACAACTAAACAGCGGATCACTGCCACATCCATTGAACGGCAAAGCCAAACATTGGATATGGGAATTTTTTGTGGAGAGAGATTCGGTATTCCTAGATCGAGGTGATCCGGTGGGTCTGTTAATCAACGACCTCAATGGTGTCCCTGTAATCGATCAACTAAATAACAGTATCGAAATCAATCCTTGTTGTTTTATCACTAGGGGCGAAAACATCAACATCTGGGTATATAAAATTTCGTAAAAGAAATAAATAGTATATCAAAGGCAAACATTAGGCATTTCGGAACACTTAGGCACATGGCTCGGAGCGAGCACCTGACTTAACATAAAAGGAAAATAGCCATAATGGCCACTAAAGAAGCTGTAGCACAACTAGCGGCATTACCTGAACGGGTAGCAATAGTTGAAATCAAAGTAGAAGCAATCAACGAAAAACTCTCTGATATCAAAGCCGATGTCAAAGAAATGCACGACTGTCTAGACAACACCCGCGATTTACTAGATAAAAAGCTGTGTGAAATGGCGGATCAATCAAACAGCCAGCACTTAGACTTATATAATAAAATAGGCGAGCTAGAAAAGATTAAAAACAAATACACAACCTATGCCATGATTGGGTTAGCATTTGCAGCAGGCACTGGTTGGCTTAATTCGGTACACTTACCGCAATTACTCAAGTTAGTGGGACTATAAAATATACCCACTTAAATAAGGGCCATAGGTCCTTTTT